ATTGTTGTATGCATTAATTAATTTTTGACTTTCATTACTAGACAAATCTTGTATAGCAATAGATACATTTTCAAATTCTTTATCAGTATAATCTGTTGCCGCTCCAAATTGTAATGATTCATCTATCAAAGCTAAATTTTTATTTGTTGTATTAATTGCAGTTATATAATTAGATAATACTGAGGCTTGAGTTCTTAACTCTGTATCAATTTTATTTATATCTACATTACTAACTACATCAGTAAAACCTAATTCTTTTGCAGTTACTGTTTTAACATTACCATCAGCATCAATTAAAGTTACTGATTGTCCAGGCATATTAATACCAACTCGTAAGCTATTTATATTTTCTAAAACTCTTGCAACATCTTTTGAATTATTATCATCATAGTTTAAATATGATGATAAATTTTTACTTGTCTTAGCTAATAACTGATAAGCAGGTAATTCATTTTGTAAAAAGAATCTAGCATCAGGATCATTTTGTAATAATGCTTGTCTATTTTTATCAACAACTTTTGCTAATTGACTTTCATATTCATCTGAATTTGACATTGCCAATGTAAAAGATAATCTATCCCAATCAGTATTTAGTTTTTGTATTTCTGCATTTTTATATGCTCTTCTTCTTTTTAAATGCTGTGTTGCTAATATATCTTCTTGTTCATTAATTTGTTTATTAAAATTATCTTGTACAATAGATTTAAATTCTGGTGGCACAGTATCTAATAATGCTGCTATAGGCTCTTGAACATTTGAATTAAATATAGCTATATGTTCTGCAACTGTCATATCTGTATTTGCATTTTGTTCTGCTAATAATTTTTCATCTGCTAGTATTTCTTTAGCATTTATAGCTAACTGATTAATATATCTATCTGCTGCATACTCATCAAACTCACTAGCAGCCCAAGATGTTGTTAATAATTCATTAGGCCTTTTATAAGATACAGCAACTTTATGAGTTCTTTTGTTACCTAATTCATCAGTAAATTCTCTATCTTCATAAATAATATCTGCTGTCTTTCCTAATTTTTGTCCTAATTCTTTTTCTTTAATCTTTAATTCTTGCGTTTCTTTTCTTAAATAATTATTAACACCATCAGATAATACCTGACTTTGTTGTCCTATAGCCTTACCTAATTGTCTATAACCTTCTCCACGATTTACTTGGATAGTAGCTGGATTAAAACTTTGTCGTCTAAATTTTTCTATAGCCATATCAATACCTAAATCCTATAAGTGGGTTTGATGAAGGACCAAAACCTGCATCGCCTGGTACTCCTACTTTTCTTACAGTTGTTCTTTGTAATGCACCACCTGTATCAGATGGCTTTAATAAACCTTCACCAGCCATAGCTGCAGTTGTTGCAGAATCCATTAATGATTTTGTAAATCTTGTTCTTGCACTTACTAAATCTGCTTGTTTTTGTAAGCCTGATTGTATTGATGCATAAGCAAGTTCACTTTGTTTTCTTGTTGCTGCTAATGCATTTACATTTAATTCTTGTATCATTTGAGATTTATTTTCTTTCATAGCAGCTTCAAAAGAATTACTTTGTGCAATACCTGACGGAGATAACAATGCTCTATTTGTAGCTTGTTTTTCAAAAAATATATTCTTAGTTACATTTGCCTTTTGTATTGCTTCTAACTGCACAGCAGACCTATTACTTGCTATCTGTTCTTGTCTATCACGATATGCTTGTTCAGTTAAATTCTTTTCTGCTCTATAACTTTGTCTAGCTTGTATAACATTTAATCCTGCTATACCTATATATACTGCTGGATGACACATTAGAAATAAACCTCCTATGTTATACCTAGTACTCGCATTGGCAATGGTGCTGACTGCGATACTGTCAATGTTGGATCTTTCTCATAGCCAAGTGTATAAACTTCTCTTTTACCTGTCAAAGATTGTAATCCACTAGATGAATCATTTGGATTAGATCCAATCAATACTTGATTAGTATTTATAGTTACATTGTATGTAGTTGATAATTCTAGTATTGCTTTACCTATTTTTCTAGGTAAACCTGTAAGTACACCATTACTTAATCTAGCATCTTGTGGCAATGTTTCTACATCAATAGTAAAGTCTAAACCTATATCACAAGCTGCTGCTGGTGAAGGAAAAGTAACTGAACCATCAGATTGTACTACACCATTACCATAGTAAAAGAAATCATCATCTTCGGTTGAGCCTGATGTTGCATGTACTGTTTTACCTATATGTATAAGACCAGTAAATATTCTACTTGTTACCCATTCTAATGATGTGTTATCACTTTGCGTAACTGAGTCATCTATTGTAATTACATATTCATTGGTATTACCTGTAGCTACACTACTGGTTATTGTATATATATCTCCTGAACCACCAAACTGAAATGTTTCTCCTACGTTTGGTGTGGCTATTGCTCCATCTACAATTAATGTACTTGAGCTAGTTACTGCACCATTTAACTGTACAGTACCATGTGGTTGATAACTTGGTGATATTGTTTTAGTTTCTGACATATCAGTAGGTATATCAAACTGTGTACTAGCAAACTGCTCTAAATAAAAATCTGTACTTGAATTAATAGTTCTTTCTACTAATGCAAATATAGTTGATGAAGTAGAGCAAATAGATTTGTAATTACCATCTGTATTCCATAGTGTCCAGCCAAATATCTTTTGATCTTTTTGACTATTGTATACACATATTGTGCCATCACTATTAACTAAAAAATAAAACTGTTCAGTTCTTCCAGGCAATGCTGTAGCTGTTGCTGTATCATCTGGTGTAATAATTAAATGTGAAGATTCCAAACTAGTATTGTTGCTGTCAAATAATTCTGTTGTAGATGTAAATACATAGTCTCTAATATTTTTTCCATTTTTTTGAATGTATAAAGTACCACCATCAAATTGTCTTGGCATACCAGCTTGTTGTGCGCCATAAGCTGTTTGTCTAATAATCATAGAATCAGTTGGTGTTATATTCTTTCCTGTTTGTGGTCTTAAAAAAAACTCTGCACCGCTAGTAAATATTTCAAGTACACGCCCACTTACAACATGGCGTATCTCATTTATTTGATCTGATGCTATTTGCATTTGCAAACTTTCATCATCTTTTCCTGTGCCTACATCAAAGTTAAAAAATAGTCCTACTTTACTTGATGTTAAATAATCAGGCGCTGCTTCACTACCACCAAAAAATAATCTTTGTTCATGAAAACAACAGGTTCTTGGATAACCATTTACATCACTATACAGTTGCTCATCCCATTGTCTTGTAGGTGGATGACCACTAACCTTTACACTTGCACCACCACCATCTACAGACTCTGTAGCTGTATCACTAGCTCCTGCTGTATATGTAAATCTATTATCATCTACAACAGTTATAGTAAATGTGCCATTAAGATTAGCACTTGCTAAACCAGCTCCAGATGAATCAAATATATCTTGTGCGCCTGATATAGTTACACTTGCACCTGTTGAAAAACCATGTTGTGCCATTGTAACTTCTACCACACCAGAGCCTTGTATTGTTTTTAATGGGCTATCATCTAATTCAATTTCTACTTCACCAAGCAATGTACCTGTTACTACAGTTGATGATGTATAACCAGTAATTGATATTTCAACACCATGATATCTAACTCTTGTACCAACATAATCACTACTCCAATAAGCAGAAGATGTAGTAAGTGTTACCCCTGTTGTACCTTTTGCTGTTGCATCAATATCTAAAGTAATATCATCATTAGCAAATTTAAAATAAGGTTGATATGTTTTTTCTCCATTTACACTTGAGTCAAATTGAAACACACTTAAAGTAAATGTTGTTGCTCCAGTTCTTTTTAATATACGAGGTGAAAAATTTTTATGTGTGATAATCATAGCATCGCCTTGTTGCGTAACTGTAAGTTCTTTTAACTCGGCTGTTGCAATACCAGTTGATGTTATAGTTTGTAATAATGTGCCATTGGTACTATAAACAGTTATTGTACCATTGGTAAAAAGAACAATATATTCTTGATCATCGCTATAAATAAATGCTTCTAATCTACCATCTCCAGGAGCAGTAGCTCTATATACTGATCCAGGCCTTCTTTCAATACCACCTTGATTTAAAGTCAATACATTTCTAGCTCTTTTTAAACCTTGTTCGTAAGCAACAACATCTACTCTAGATGCAATCTTAGGATCTAGTTCTCCTCTTACAAAACTTGATTGGTGTATTCTTTGTATTCCCATTCATTAGCTCGACACAGTTGCGTTGACATTACTTAATGCAGTACGATTTCTTCTATTGCGCATCCTATTAACATCCATGCGTTTGGTTGTTTGTGCTTGACCATCTGTAGATTTAGCTAAAGCTATTTGTCCTAATGCTCTATTTCTATACAATTCAGATAAACTATCATTTCTTGCAATTGCACCTGCAAATAAACTAGCAAGTTCAAATACCATACATTGTTTAAAGTATGGTGGAAACTCTGCTTCACTTGGTTGAAATGTATAATCACAAATTAATGTATCACCTGAACCTGTATCTGTATATATCTTATCTCCATATCTGTCATAAGCAATAACATTATCATTAACTGTAACTGTATGAATTAATAATGCATCGGCTGGTGCTTGATAAGAAGATTTAAATCTACCTAATGGAGCAACTGATTGATAACTTAATTGTATTTGTTTAGTTGCAAAACGCCATCTAACCCTAGTTAGCATTGCTTCTAATGTTGATTCATATAATTGACCAGCTACAGTAGATTCTGTAGTGGCTTCTTCAAAGCTAGTTATTATGTTAGCACCAACTAATACTAATGCTTTGTTACATATGTCAAATTTAGTTTCTGATAACATAATACCTCCAGTAAATGAAGTGGGAGTTTAGGGTGTAGTCGGGCCTAACTCCCACATCAATGACACAATTATGTGCCGTTTGTTGTTGTAACAGTCGCTGCACCTGTTGCTGATGATACTGTTAGTACATCAACGGTAGCTGTACCGCCTGTTGAACCTACACAGATGATAATGTCAAACTGTTTTAGGTTATTAGTTACTGAATTAAAGTAACCTGAACCTGCAACAGTCGCAACTGCATCTGCTGATTGATACATGAAAAGGTTTGAATCACCGCTTCCTGCTATCAACTTTAAGTTTGCTGCTGTTAAAGCCATAATTAACCTCCCTTACTCAGTTATCTGTATTTGCATAAAACCATTGCCGTCAATTTCTACAGCGTTCATGCTCATATAAGATGTTGTTAAATGACTTACCTTTTCTGGGATATAATTCATCTCAGTTCTTACATCAGCACCTGTCGCAAGACCGATTGCTGATTTGTGGTAAGCGTGGCAATCTCTAGTAGTACTAGCGAGTGTTAGTCCTGAATGTGTAAACCATAAGAAACCTAACCATCTCTTAGCAGTCATACCACCTGAGTATGGAAGCTCACTCTCTCCAACATATTCCATTCTAGAGAATTGATCAAGCT